GGGGAATTTATCTTGTTATATACAAAACAGGAAATTCAATCTTTCTCTGATGAATTTATTTATTCTCGTATGAAAGAACTATTATCCTCTCCTCTTTGTCGTGACATTCCTGAATCTGAACAAGTGGACTGTTTGTTTTGTCTTGAACGTTATGACTGTGCAAATTCTATCCCGCCAGAATTTTTTCAGCTTAATGATGAATTTCAACGGAGAAGATATATAAATCGAAGGAGAGCTGCCAAATGAAATCCCGTCCCACCCCTGCCAACCTTTATACCACTCGCCGCATCGGCCTTAAGCATTGGCTAGACCACTGGCTAGACCCTGAATCTAAAACCCTTTTCTCTCAGGGCAAATATCCTACCAAACTAACCTATTGGGATCTTCCCGACTGTTTTCTTTCCGGCACTTACTATGGTGCAAAGGGTTATCTCCGCACTGATTCCATCAAAGGTCTTTGGTACCAGCCCTGTTATCACACCAATCACATGTTTAAGGACGATTTCCTTTACATCTCTTATCAGCACCCCATTTCATCTTGTCCTTTATTGGATATTTACCTCTCTTCCCCTGATTCCAAACTTTATGATGAAGTTATTTTCGGCGGTATCATCCCACATTTCCTCCGCTTTGCAGAGCAGTATTCTTTGTATGATTGCACTTCCATCTGGTCGCAGATCGAAGAAAAACGCGCCTGGTTCAAAGCCAACTATCCTACAGATTATCGGCATGAAGTTTTAATCCCCGATACCGAAACGTTTTCCGGCCACTATCACAAAATTAAAATTCCCTGAATCCTCATTCACTGAATTCTTATTCAGTAAAAAAGCCATAAAGCATCGCAGCACATTTTTCTGCGGGGCTTTCTATTTTTTACTCTTTTTCAAAGGGGGTGTTTCCATTCCAGTCGCATTTGTCCTTCTCATAATCCTCGCAGCCATCCTTTTTTGGGCTTGGCTTTCCCCGCACTATGATGAATTTGGTTCCAAAATTCTCGATTTCTTCCGTCAGTTCACCAACAAAAAATAAGGAGTTTTTTCAATGAACAAAACCGTTGGCGCAGTTATCTCTGCCTTTGTCATCATCTTCTGTATCGTTATTGCTCTGTTTTGTACTGTCCGTATTCCTGCTGGCTATGTCGGCGTTATTTACAACATGAACGGCGGCGTGGCGGAAACCACCCTTACTCAGGGCTTCCATCTTGTCAAACCCACCCAAAAGGTCACTACCTACACCATCGGCATCGAACAGTCTTACCTCACCTCCGGTTCGGACGGTGATTCCAAAGGCGATGAATCCTTTGAAGTCCCGTCCAATGATGGTAAAGGTCTCACGGTCGATTTAACTTTTACCTACCGTTTTGATCCCGATCATGTCGCTGATACCTTCACCCGTTTCAAGGGTCAGTCCGGCAAGGACGTCAAAGAGGTTTTTATCAAGCCCAACATCATGTCCTGGACCAAAGAGGTCACGGCCAAGTATTCCGTCATTGATCTGCTTGGCGACCAGCGTGCTTCCCTCAACTCGGAACTCACTGCTTACCTCAAGGATAAGTTCGAGCCTTACGGTATCATCATTGAATCCGTTTCTCTGATCAATATCGACCCCGATGATGAAACCCGTGCTGCTGTCCAGAAAAAGGTCAACGCTCAGCAGGATCTGGAGCTGGCAAAGATCGAGCAGCAGACCGCCAATGTTAATGCCGAAAAAGAAAAAGAAGTCGCTATCACGAAAGCCAACCAGGAAAAAGAAACCGCTCAGATCAACGCCGAAGCCAAACTGATCGAAGCCCAGGCTCAGGCCGATGCCAACCGTCTGATCTCCCAGTCCCTCACCCCGGAACTGATCCAGCAGCAGATGTATGAAAAATGGAACGGCCAGCTTCCCACTGTCCAGGCCGGTTCCGATACCCCCATTATTGTTGATACCACCAACTAAATCCTGTTCCGCATTTGGAGGTGTTCTTATGGTCATTCTTAATTCCGGTACCTTATTGTTTCTTGTCCTGCTTGCTTTTGCTGCCGGCTTCCTTGTTGATGCTGCCATCGGTGTCCGCGCCCATCTTCATGATAAGGAGGACTAGATCATGAACACTTCCAAACCTAACCCGCACACAATCACCCCCACCACAGTCATGGAATCTGATTTTGATGAACCCACGCCTCACCGCAAACCCGGAAAATCCACCAGTCGTCCTCGCTCCCAGCACAAGCACATGTATACCCTCGGCTGGGCCTCTTATACTTTCGCTTCTCATCTTACCGGCAAAACGTTCACCCGCTACTTACCCGTCAATTATTGCACCATCTGCGGCCGTCTTGGTGGCGTGTCAGTTTCCCAATTTACCGGTCAAGAACCCAAAACCCCTCCCATTGGCTCCAAGGTGTTTGTTGTGCCGTCTTTCGGCACCAACGCTTTAGATCTTAATAATTTTATCATTTTCAAAGGAGAATGAATTATGAAACCTAAGTTCCATCCTGGCGATCGCGTCACCGTCATCAAACCTTATGTTGCCCCCATCCCCGATATCGCCAAGGACAACGAAATTTTTAACGATATGTACAAGGCTTTTGGCTTGGATAAAGATATCCGTGGTGTCAAGCCTGGCGACACCTATACCATCATTGAAGTCGAATCCAAACCTCGCACCCGTACCGACGGCAAAACTGTTTATGCCTATTCTTACCAGGGCAAAAGCGGCAAGCGCTCCGATTTTGTCTTGTGGGAAGATGAAATCAAACTGGTCGAATCCGCCAAGCCCGCCCCGGAAGATGATGACGAAGAGCCGGATACCGTCACCATCGAGATTGAAGTCTCCCTGGACGACAAGGCCGAAGCTCACCGCATCGCTCACAAAGCTGTCGAGCTGGCTTTCAAGTCCTATGCCGCTATCACCAAGGCCACCAATGATCCCGCCTCCATCACCTGGACTGATGATGAAATCGCAGCAGCCCGCAAAAAGGTTGTTGAACTGTCCTCCCGCGTCACGGAACATGGCGGCGATATGATCTTCCAGCGTTCCGGCAATACCGTATGCTGCATGGTTTACACCTCCAGCTTTAACGATGAATCCGCTTCCAAAGGTTTCGCCAAGCCCTTCGATCACGACCCCTTCAATGAATGGATCGGCAAGTGTGTCGCCGCCTGCAAAGCTATGGGCGAATCCATCCCCGGCTTCATCACCCACAAAAACACCAAACAGGATGCTGCGTGATGGGCACAGCACACGAATTTACCGCCCGCATCCGCAGCTTTGCCGAGTGCCAGCGTCTTAACCAGGTCGCCAAAGAATGCGGCCAGGTCGTTGTCATCGACCGCAACGGCAACCAGGCCAATGCCAAAAGCCTGCTCTCCCTTATGAGCCTGGATTATTCCGCATCGGTTCGCGTTGTGGCCTCCACAGCGGAAGAACTCTTCGCCCTGCATACCGCCCTTCTCGCTTTGAAATGATTTGTCAGGAGGTGTCCGCCACGTTCATCCTACCGCGCTCCCCGCCCCCGTTTTTTCGTCAAACCACCGCAATCATTTTTTCACTTATCTTAACGGGGGTGTTCTTACATGTTTATCTGCAATGTCTGCAAAAAGATTTTTCCTGATTTCAAAAGTTACGGTATGCGCATGAACTACCGCTTCGGCTATGGCTCCGAAAATGACGGTGATATCTTTGACCTCACCGTCTGCGATTCCTGTGCCGATACTGTTGCCAACGCCATTGAATCCGTCTGTGCCATCAACCCCCATCTCACCGTCGATGATGCCTTCTTCCCCTGTGATGAAACGTGCTCCGGCGATTGCTCTAACTGTTCCGGTGATTGTGCCGCCTCCCAGGACGATGAATCCTATGACTTCGAGGATGACGATACCGATGAAGACGACGATGATGACGATTCCGACCTTGATTTTGACGGCTGATTAACCCCGCCTTTTTATTTTTTCTTTTCTAATTACAAGTTTTCGTAAATATGCCATATTAAGGAGTCCTTTATGCCTAAAAAAAACAACATTATCACCTTCAACTTTGTTGGTGATTTTACTCCTTCCACCAAAAATGATCTGCTCACCTCCACCCCGGTTACTTACGGCGGTATGTCTGATACCCGCCTCCAGCTTAGCTTTGGTGTCAAGGTCGGCAGCAGCCTTCAGTTCGTCTCCCTGCTGGATACTTCTCGCTCCGGCGATGTCATCAAAACTTACGACCGGGATAATAACCCCATTGATATCCGCTGGTCTGACCGCCTTGACCCCGATGTTATTTCCAAAGTTGCTCCCTACCGCACCTATCGCACCAACATCGGCTCGGATGAAACCAAAACCTTCATCACCGGCTATGATCTGGCCGAGTATCTGGCCGAAGCTCTCAAGAACTATACCGGCCGCATCACCGTCAATGGCCGCATGGTCCTCCGTTACGATTCCAAAGGCATCCTGCGCCGCAACTTCAACATTGATTCCGTTTGGAAACCCCTGCTCGATAAAGACGGCGAACCGGTCGAAAAGCCCAAGCTGGCCATCATGGTTCCCTTCATCTTTAACAAGGATTGTATCGACAAAGCCGACCTCAAGGAAACCGGCAAGATCTACGTCAACGGCTATGTTGAATCCTACATCAACAAGGACGAAGGCGATAAGTATCTGCCCCTTCAGATGATCTTCAATACTGCCGTCTACAACATGGATGATCCCGGTGAAAAGTCCACCTATGAGTACCGCATGGGCGAGCTGGATACCAAAGCCAAAACGATGTTCTGCATGATGTGGGAAGGCCGTGTTGTCAACGGTGCTGAAGAAAAGCCGTTCGATGAATCCTGCCTGACCCCCTTCCAGCTGCGTTCCATCAAGGCCGGCAATGCCACTCTTGAAGATTTCCGTCCCCGCGGCTCTATCTACGGCAACCGTGTTCAGGAACTCCGCCTCATGCGCCCCATGCCCCGCAATGATTTCAAGGATGGCCCGATCGACCTCGGCCTCAAGAATTCCGAGTTTGTTGATCTGATCTACACCCCCACCAAGGATGAATCGGTTGCCGATATGGAAAAGTCCGCCAAAAAAGAGCCTGAAACCCCGCCCTTCACCGCCCCCACATCACGGGATGAAGACGAGCTGTTTTAATTAACCACCAACACAAAAGGAGCGTGAACCTATGGCATTCAAAATGAATCAGATCAGCTGCGATCTTGCCAGCTACCCCTATTACATGCTGCTGTCCCCGCGTAAATTCGGCAAAACAACCTGGTGGCGCAACCTCGTTGTCGCCGCCTGGGGCAATGCCTCCAAGGGTCTGCTCATCTCCTGCGGCACCGAGTCCGGCTTCCACCACCTCGATAATCTCCAGGTCGAAGAAGCCCTCACCTGGGACGATGATTACGATGAAGAAACCGGCCACCGCGGCCTTGTCCAGATCGTCGATGATCTGATCGAAAACAATGCTGACTACGGCATCAAGGGTGTCTGCTTTGATACTTTTGATACCCTCTTTGATATCGCCACCGATGAAGTCATGCGGGAATCCCGTCGTGAAACCGGCAAGTCCTGCAAATCCATCAATGATGCCTTCGGCGGCTACAACCGCGGCTCTGACCGCCTGATTAAAATCATCAACGATCAGCTCTCCCGCATCCGCAACGCCGGCATCGCCGTCTTCATCCTGTCCCATACCAAGTTTAAGGAGCGTACCGATCCCCTCACCGGCGAAAAGTATGAGCAGCTCACAAACCTCATGCAGGACCGTACATACAGCGCCATTGCTGATAACGCCCAGATGGTCATGGTTGGCACCATCGAGCGCGATATCGCATCCGGCAAAATCGAAAACGAAAAGCGCGTCATCCATCTGCGCGGCACCTCCACCATTGATGCCGGTTCCCGCTTCAATGACCTGCCCGAAACGATCACCCTTGATCCGCAGGATTTCCTCGCCGCCTTCAAACAGGGTGTCGCCGGTGCTCACACG